GATATGCTCCTGCCCGAGTATCGCCCATGGCCGCCATGCGACAACCTTCCGATCCTCGCGCGGGAGGCAGTCGCGTCATATGTCTTGCTGCGGGAAGTGTGCAAGCGCGAGGAGAGAGCCGGGGTGCAGTGGCACATGCGCAAGCTCGGAGAACAGGCAGGATTGCCGTTTCAACTGACTCCGCACCAACTCCGGCACTCGTTGGCAACGCACCTGCTCAACGCGGGTATGCCGTTGGATCAGATTCAGCTTGTGCTGGGGCACCGGAACATTCAGACCACGCAGCGGTATGCGAGGACGCAGCTGCAGTCGGTAGAGCAATATTACCGGAGGGTGTTTCCGTAGTGTTCAATGCCTCCGAAGTGTGAAAGCGTAGACGCAGGGTCCCGGTAATACCGGGGCTTTGTTATCAGAGGAGGACCGGCCATGTCCACCATCCCAAGCAACCGTCAGATATACACGCGCCTACTGATCTCACGTCCGGATGGCGTGACCTGGGTCGACCTCGCCGACTATCTGGCACGCGCTACGGTGGCCCTGGGAGACGTGAGCGCGGTAGGGACGGGATCCTCGGGCGCGGACGCGGCGGTGCGGACCATGCAGTTCGATGTCCGTAACGCTGGCGCGATGCTGGAGTGTTGGCCCGACGATCTCGCACAAGATGAAACTTACGTGATCGGCGATGAGAATACGGTGATCGGCGACGAACGCGACTCAGCGGCAAAGCTCATTGACCTACTGTGGGGAGCCGAACACGAGTGGGCGCGTGCAAGTCTCAGTCCGCGTGATAGATCCAGCGCTTGGAATCAGGACTCGCAGGGCTACGCTCCTCTGCTGTGGCCCACCCGTGAGGTGATATTGCAGGTAGCCATTACTAGTCCAGGCGGGGAGGTATCTGGCACCACGCAGCGAGTGGGCGAGGCGTTGGGCACGGTGTCGCCATCGGCGCCGCTAGTCGCGCTGGCTAGGCGGCCTATCAAAGAGAACACAGTGCGTGTGTATCTAGACGGTGTGCTTCAGTCCGAGTCAGCCTATACGGTCGATCACAGTGCAGGTACTATCACTTTCACAGGACTGGCAGCCGAGCAGACAGCGACGTCGGATTATGTCTGGTGGTGCACACCGTTTCATGGCTATCTCGGCGATCGCATCTCAGTAGGCAGATCCACAGTATCGTGCGAGGCGCGCGACCTGGCCAAAATGATCCAGGACACTTATATTGAGATGGTGCGGGAATACGGGAGCAAAGATGGTGCATCAGCTGAAACGGTCATCCAGGCGATTCTGGATGACAATCTTGGCACGGGTGCAGTGACTCTGGCATGTCCCGTAAGCCCGGGGTTTATGATCCACCCATATCGGGTGGACTACCAGACTGTCTGGGATGCCATCCAGGCAATAGCCCAACAGATTGGGTGGTGGCTTGGCTATCGCTGGGACCACGCCGCTGGAGCATGGCAGCTCACACTCATGGAGCCGCCGCGCGACAAGACGGTTGGCACTGCCGACTGGTGGCTGAGCTGGGATGATGATATTTACACGCAGGGCCTAGATGTATCAGACGCCGATATACGCAACACGGTCCGGGTGACCTACAAAGACCGAGCCGCAGGCAAGCGACTAACGGTCGCGGCTACCGACGCTATTAGCATCCTCGAGTACGGACGACGCGCCATGGGCATCGAGGAGCGCGATGCATCGCTGATCGACACGAATGAAGAGGCGGCCGCGTTGGCAGAGGCGGCCGTGGCTGACCTGCGCGATATGGCTGCGACCACGCGGATAGACATGCCGCTGCTGCCCGAGATGGACGTATTCGACGGGCTGGTTATCACCAATCCCACGCTCAGCAGCACTGACGATTTCTATGGTGTGGAGAGCGTACGACACACTCTGGAGTTCGGCTCCTCGACGAGACTGCGCACCGAGGTGATTGCCTGTGGGCGCGTCATCGGCTCTCACCGCCGTTGGTTGCGAATGCAGACGCGGCCGGGCGGCACGGTGCCGATCACGGGAGGCGATGTGATAGGCGGACAGGCCACCGCGACCCTGGTAGTGGCAGCCTCAGACAGCTCATGGCGGGGTCGGCAGTCCGCAGATTACGTGTGTGATGGGGACCACGACGAGATCCAGATCAATGACGCTTTGACATGGCTGGTGTCGGACGGGCGCCCCGGGGGGAAGGTGATGTTACTAGAGGGTACATATTACATACTGAACACTGTCGAGTTGCCAGCTAATGTCACCTTGGAGGGGCAGGGGCCAAGCACCATCATTACCTTTCCTTGCTCGGGCAATCCGGCTAGTAACGCCATGATCAGGGGGGTTGGAGTATACGGATCACCGGCTCCTAACATACGCGTGGCGCATCTCACTGTGGATGGGGGCGCACCAACGCATGAATGGTCGGTCGCTGTAGGCTTACCCGATGCGCCCGACGCAATTGTGGAGGGGATCACCTGTATCAATGCCCATGATGGGATCGTGGCAAGCAACTCGCCCCGAGCGCGCATCCAGAACTGCGTGGTTCGTGATGTCTCTGGGCTAGGGGTGTTCGCTAGCGGCGACGGTGCTATCGTATCTGGATGTGTGGTCGCTACGTGCGACGTCGGTATACGCCTAATGGGCGCGAGTTCTATGGTTGCAACAGGTAATACCTGTAGGACATGCACCCACGGCATCCAACTGCAGGCTGCCACCGCTGCAACGGTATCAGCCAATGCCTGCGAACTCAGCGGCCGAGATGGCATCTGGGTATCGGATAGCAATGAATGTCAGATCATCGGCAACGCGATAACATCAAGCTCACAAGCGACGGACAACACCTACGCCGGCATATTCGTGCGGCTGGCCAGCTCGCGTAACAATATACAACACAACATGATTCGCATGGGTTCTGAGACGGCAAAGCCCAAGTACGGGATATGGATAGACAGCTACTGCGATCGCAATCTCGTGACAAACAACGATCTCTATCAGGCCGGAAAAACGGCAGGATTTCAGAACGATGGAACGAATACCATAAGAACTGCTGGAAATCGAACCTGAGTGATATAGGAGGGATTGTCTGATGAGCCGCAAACTGGCGGCGGTGGCCGCTGTTGTTGCCGTGCTGCTGTGCCTAACATGTGTTGGCTGCTGCCCGCTAGCGCCCAGGTGGCATGTGAGCGTCAGCCCGGATCCAGCTGTGCTCGATGCTACATTCCGATGGACGCCGGTGAACGCCTCCGTGATAATACGCATATATCGAGTCATCGACTACGGATACATAGAGAACAAGCTCTGGGCCGAGTTGACTGCACCGGGTGAAGTTGGGCAACTTGTGTGGGACCTGACTGACATGGAAGGACATCGCGTTATTCCATCGCGCTATATGTGGGCGGCGCGGGCAGGCGACCTGTACACTGTCGGGGAGTTTGCCGTCTGGTAGGATACAGCATAGCTGAATGAAGCGATACTCAGGGACCGCCACAAGGGCGGTCTCCATTATTGTGACCCCCGGCCAGCGCCGGGGTTTTTGATTGGCGGGGGTGGTGAGGATGAGATGAGCGCAAACGAGGGCAGCCGACCGCGCAGAGACTCGGCGGCAGGGTTGGCGGCGGTAGAGGCGCGGCTGGACGCCATGGATGATCGGTTAGAGGCGGGTTTCGCAAACCTGCGAGAGGTGCTGGATGCCAAACTGGATCCGCTCATTCAGGGGGCTGGGGAGACGCGTCAGGCGGTGCTTGGCCTGGGAGAGCGGGTCACCAAACTCGAGATGTGCCGCGATGCCCAGGTGCTCCCGGCAGTGGCGCAAACGTGGAAGACACAGAAGGACGTGGCGCAGCTGCAGGAGCACGCCAAGCGCTGCGACGAACGCGGCAAGACGTCGGGCAATCGCTGGTGGAGAGTGCTCGAACTCGCTTTGTCGCCAGCCATCGCCGCCGCAGTGGGTTGGCTGCTCGGGCGCAAGGGGGGATAAGCATGAGCGACCGAGAGAGATTTGATCGGCTGATCGGCGCGGTGCTGGAGCACGAGGGCGGGCTAGCAGATGATCCGGACGATCCCGGCGGGATCACCAAGCACGGCATTTCGCTGAGGTCATATCCGCATCTGGGCGCGAACGGAATCCGGAGTCTGACCGTCGAGCAGGCCAAGGACATCTACTACCGCGACTGGTGGCGGAGACTGCGGTGCCCAGAGATCCACGACGACAGGGTTGCCCAGAAGTACCTAGACACCTCAGTCAATGTGGGCCGCAGCGCTGGCACCAAGATCCTGCAGCGGGCCCTACGCGAGGTGGGGCAGTCTGTGGCTGTCGACGGCAAAATCGGGCCGCAGACACTGACGGCTACGAACCGCGCGGACCCCGACACGCTCCTGGCGGCCGTGCGCCGGATACAGGCTGAGCATTACAGGGCGCTCATCCGGCGCAACCCGAGACTGGCCAAGTTCAGGCGCGGGTGGATGGCCCGCGCTGCGTTCTAGGAGGCGACAAGATGAATCTCGACAAGCTGATGCAGATCGGCGTCGACGCGGCCGCAGCGTTCGTCGTGGTGAACGTTGTGAACGCCATACGCCAGGGCTGGCTTTGGCCATGGCTGGGCAAGTGGCTGAAAGCGCCGAGGTTCAAGCGGGACCGGCAGGCGCGGGTCATCGGCCTGGCGTGGTGGGCGTCGGTAGCAGTGTCCGCCGCATTCGCCCTGCGCTCATCGGGCGGTTGGTGGGATTGGCGGACATTTCTCGGCGAGTGGGGTAGCCGGGCCATCATGAGCTGGCTGCTCAGCCTTGGTCAGTTCGACATAATCAAACTGGCCTGGCCGAAGATGTTTGACCCAGGCAGACCACGTGAGGAGGTGACGGAATCGCATGTGGACCCGGATGAAGATGTGGCTGAAGACTAACTGGTTCTGGCTCGTGCCCGTGGTGATCGCTGTGCTCTACCTGGGCCTTCGCGTGGGCTGGTGGCTCGCGGGACTATTGGGCGGCGGGGCCGCGGCCGGCGGCGCGGTGAAAGCGCTCACCGAGAACCAGAAGCGCCGGGAGGCCGAAGCCCGGGAACTCGAACAGCGGTATCAGGATCTGGCCGGCGAGGCCAAGAAGACCGACCAGATGTATGAGGACTACAAGAGGAGGAGGAATCAGAGGTGATGCGATCACGCAGATGGAGACTCCGCGTGCTTGCGGTGATCATAGCGCTCCTCGCGTTGCTCGGGCTTGCCGCGCCCGGCCTGTTTGCGGCGACCGGGGACCCGATCCGGGAGCTGACCGAGGCCGTGGCCTACTGGCAGGAGCTTGCCGTGACGCTGGCCGTCGAACGGGACAAGCTCAGAGACGAACTCGTACGCGCTACGACCGAACGGGACGCGCTGAAAGAGGACCGGGCGACTCTCGAGGAGATAGCGACCAGGCTGCAAAGAGAGCGTAATGAGGCCATGGACCTCGCGAAAGCCGAGTCGAGACTGAGGCAGGCGGCGGAGGAAGACAACATAGTGGCGCAGGGCATGATCCGCAGTCTGCAGGAGGCGCTCAACAGATTGGCCGGGCCCAGATTCGGCGTAATCCTGGGTGCAACCTATAGTTTTCAATCCCGCGATCCGGCGCTGCTCGCCGGGCTACAGCTCACGTTTCGATAAATGGGATCGTAAGCCTTCCGTCGAATCCTCGCAAGCGTTTGCCCTGCCCTACCGCATTTCGTTGGCGTTCGATAGACAGCCAAACCCATGCCCCGTCGTAGGGCCCAAGCAAGGGCCCGCCGGCGGGGCTTTTCTTCATGTACCGAGTCTGGCTCAACATAACCCCACCCAACAGCCCGTGCCCACAGATCGCCCATCTCGAAAAACCTCGCAAAATTCTTTTCGCGAGTGAGTATATACACCTTGACCGCTATACTCCAGCGTGTTACTATATCATTGACGGGAGAGATTGGCAGAAGAGGGAGGCGTACATGGTGAAGCTGGTGAAACGCGGAGACCGATACGTGGCGGTATCGACCTACGACGAGCGGCATATACCCAAGGCCGCAGGCTTCCGGTGGGACAAGGACGAGCGCTGCTGGTGGACCAAGGATGTCGCGACGGCGGCAAAGCTCGCCGAGTATGCCGTGGACTCCGCCAGAGAGGCGCTGGAGGCTGCGGCCGCCGAGCGCAAGGCTTCGTTCCAGGCGAGCAGCGCAGTGGATGCGGAGATCGACCTGCCCGTCCCCGAGGGCCTGGCCTACCTGCCATTCCAGAGGGCGGGTGTCGCCTACGCCATGCGCCGGCCGAACGTGCTGATCGGCGATGAGATGGGCCTGGGCAAGACCATCCAGGCTATCGGACTCATCAACGCAGACCCGACGATCAAGAGGGTCCTGGTGACCGTGCCGGCCACGCTGCGCACCAACTGGGCCCGCGAGCTTCGCAAGTGGCTGGTGAGGCCCATGACGATAGGCATAGCCGCGGGCAAGGAGTGGCCGGGCACGGATGTCGTGATCATCAACTACGACATCCTGAAGAACCACGTGGACGCTCTGAGGGCGCAGGAGTGGGATCTCCTTATCGCGGACGAGGCCCACGCGCTGAAGAACCCCAAAGCCCAGCGCACAGCATACGTGCTGGGCAAGTGGGACAAGGACCCGGCCAAGCGGATCACCGCGATACCTGCCCGCAGGAAGGCATTCCTGACCGGCACGCCGATTCTGAACCGGCCTATCGAGCTCTATACGCTCATCAAGGCCCTGGACCCGGAGACCTGGCGCAACTGGCGGGACTTCGCGACGCGATACTGTGACGGCAAGCAGACCGCCTACGGGTGGGACGTTTCGGGTGCGTCGAACCTGAACGAGCTTCAGGAGCGCCTGCGGTCCACCATCATGATCCGCAGATTGAAGAAGGACGTGTTAACTGAGCTCCCGGCCAAGCGCCGGCAGATCGTGCCCCTTCCGCAGAACGGGGCTGCTCCAAAGGTCGCGGCCGAGTGGAAGGTTATGAGGGCAAACGAGGAGGCTCTGGCGGCGCTCAGAGCGCGCGTGGAGCTAGCCAAAGCCTCAGACAACGAAGGGGAGTACAAGGCCGCGGTCCACGCGCTCCGTGCTGGCTCGCAGAAGGCCTTCGACGAGCTATCAAAGGCGCGCCACGAGACCGCCCTGGCCAAGCTCCCAGCGGTCCTGGAGCACGTTCGCGAGCTCCTGGAGACCGGGGAGAAGGTAGTCGTCTTCGCGCATCACTTGGACGTGTTGGGAGCGATCACGGAGGAGTTTGGAGACGCGGCGGTGACCCTGATCGGCGAGACCAGCCAGGAGGACAGGCAGCTGGCGGTCGACCGGTTCCAGAATGACCCCGCCGTGAAGCTCTTCGTCGGCTCGATCAAAGCCGCGGGCGTGGGTATCACGCTGACCGCAAGCTCGACGGTGGTGTTCGCGGAGCTCGATTGGGTGCCGGGCAACCTGACGCAGGCCGAGGACCGCTGCCATAGGATCGGGCAGGTCAACTCGGTCCTGGTGCAGCACCTGGTGCTCGATGAGTCCATCGACGCCATGATGGCGCAGACGATCATCGCAAAGCAGGAGGTCATCGACAAGGCTCTGGACGCCCCGGTCGAGGGGTTCGAGCTGCCGGCGCTGCCCGCGGAGGAGCCGGCGACGGCGACCGTCGGTCGAGAGGAGATCGCGGTCGAAGCCAAAGAGCTCACCGATGAGCAGATCGGCGCGGTGCACGAGGGGCTGAGGTTGCTTGCGGCGCTCGACCCGGACCGAGCAAGCCAGCGCAATGAGATGGGGTTCAACATGTTCGATGGGCGGATCGGCCACGAGCTGGCGGTCCTGCCCAGGCTCAGCCCGAAGCAGGCGGCGCTCGGACGTCGGTTGCTGAGGAAGTATCGCAGGCAGCTCGAAGAGGGGCTCCTGGCGAGGATAGGGTAGGATCAGAACCGCCGGTCAACCCGGCGATGAGGAAGGAGAGCTGGATATGGACGGAAAGAAAGACGCAATGATCAGACGCAACTACAACATCCTGACGTCGCAGGATGAGTGGATCTACGCGGCCGCCGCATCGCGGCGCGTCACCCAGTCGGCGGTGATGCGCGAGATAATCGCCGCGGCAATGGCGGCGGAGGATAAGGAGGCAAAAGCGATGACTGTCGCTAACTTGATCCAGGCGGCCGAGGCCGGCCGCACGCTCCGGCAGGTGCTGGAGGGCGCCTGCGACAAGCCCGCAGAGGAGATCGGCGTCGAGCTCGCGGACATCAACGACTACGAGCGAGACCTGGACGAGCGCATCATCCGCATATACGCAACGTTCGACGACCGCGGCAGGGCGACCGGTGACGTGGCCCTCGTGGCCGGCCAGACGATCTGGCAGGACTGCGAGACGGGCAACATCGTGACGAGCATCGATGAGGAAGCCGAGGAGGCTTTCATGCAGACCTGGGTCCGCGTATACCCCGACATGGATGCGGTGTTCGTCCACAACAACGCCTACGACACCATCCTGGTGACCAACGCGGCCAAGCCGACCCTTTCGGTAGAGCCTGGGCTGTTCCGCGAGTTCGTCGATGACCCGGGCGACTGGCGCGACTGGAACAGCCCCGACAACTGGGCCGAGCACGGCGACACGATAGGCGACGCCGCCACGAAGTATGGCCAGATCGTGGCCTACTACGATGACCGGGTGCTAACGATAGTCAACCAGGCCCGCTGGGATGAGCGGAAGCTATTCTACGGGATCGCCAAGATCGACGTCAGCGACTACCTCACGACCTACGAGGACGCCAGCGGCAACGCTTACAAGGCCATCCAGGTCCCATGGGACGATGTGGAGCGCATCATCGGCGAGAGGCACACCGGCGACTGGGAGCAGGACAAGCTGCTGATCGAGGCGCTGCGCACTGCGGGCGCTCCGGATTGGATAGATAGCGACGACACCGGCGGATGGGCCGACGAATACGGCTGGGGAGTGTTCGGCCCGGCTATCGAGCAGGCGGACGAGAAGTGATGCGGGGCTTCGGCCCCGTCTCACTCCTTTGATGGGAGGCGTTCGCAATGGAGTTCCGGAGGCTATCTGCGGTGATAGAGTACTTGCAGTCAGGCGACACTCCCCGCTCCGGCGACCTCAGGCGCGACGCGGGGTTGTTGGCTGCTGAGTCGTATGGAATGGGTGCGCCATCCGTGATCAACATCGCCGCGCTGTCCTTGGCCATGGAGTAGCATTCCGGCGCAGCTACAAGGCGCAGCAAATTCTTGTTGACAATGCTACACACAGTAGCCTATACTGAGTATGACGATGCTACCCTGCGAAGCAGAGAGGAGGAAACGATCATGGGCGAGATTCTAGCCAAGCTACGCAAGTTGCGGGGATGGACCCAAGCTGAAACCGCTCGCAAGCTTGGCATATCGCGCAGCTATTACGGCCTAATCGAGATTGGAGAACGCAAAGGGCTCAACGTGGCGCTGCGCATCTCGCTGCTATTCGACGTGCCTGTCGACGTGCTGCTTCGTGCAGCGCCTGGTGGCGCAGGGATACATACCGGCGATGAGGACGCCGCGGCTGTGGCTGGTGAGCCGGCGAGTCTTGGAACGGCTGCTGGAACAGGGCGAGTTTGCAGTGACTCTGCAAGATCAGCAAGCGATGGGGGAGTGATCACGTGTGCAGGAGGGAGTGTCTAGCGGATGAGACGTGCGAACATGTGCGGTACTGCCGGGCGCAGTCGCGCAAGGTCGAAACTGCAGTCGCCGAATGGCGGGCGCGGAAGGCAAAGGCGAGACAGGAGGCGGGGATGGAGTGGAGACGATCAGCAGAGCGCATGCGGGCCTAGCGGCGATCCTGGCGTTTGCCCTCGGGGCGCTCGTGGCGTGGATGATCCCGGCGATGATCAGGGACGCGAAGGCGTGGCATAGGGAGTTCTACCCCGGGCCAACGAGAAAACCGGCTGACGAGCCTGGACAGCAGCAGCCGGTTCGGTGAAGCGGACTAGAAACGGCGCTTCCACCTCCATCTTACCACAGTCACGCTGCGCGTCAACGGTGGAGGCGCCCTCCCGAAAGAGAGGAGGACCACACATGAGTATGGCAGAGCTGGAGAACGTGCTGCTAGAGGCGTTTGAAGAACCTCAGCAGCCGGAGGAACGCGAACGGTTTCGCCTCACAGACGAGAATATGGCCAACTGGGCGCTTCGCAAGGTCGCCAAAGCGCGGGCCGAGTACGAGGAGGCTGCCAAGGTCGCGGAGGCGGAGATCAAGAGAATCGACGACTGGCTCAACGGCCGCAAGCGCGATCTGGAGCACGCGGAGGAGTTCTTCGGCGGACTGCTGACCGCCTACTACCTGCCGCAGCACATGCAGAACCCGCGGCAGAAGACCTTCAAGCTGCCGGCGGGGCAGGTGCAGATCAGGGCCCAGCAGCCCGAGTACGTGCGGGATGACGCCAAGCTGATTGGCTGGCTCAAGGGCAACGACATGGCCGACTACATCGAGATCGTCGAGAAGCTGCGCTGGGGCGACCTCAAGAAGCAGCTCAAGCAGCTTGGAGACAAGATGCTCTCGCCCGACGGCGAGGTCGTGGACGGGATCCTGGTAGTCGACCGCGGGCTCAAGGTCAACGTCGTGACCGCGAGCAGCGAGTCGGAGGAGGTGTAGGCGGTGGCAAATCCATTCAAGCGCGCATCCAAAACCCAACTGAAACTACGTATGGCGCTGATCGGCCCAGCCGGCAGCGGCAAGACATATAGCGCTCTCAACATCGGGCAGCATCTGGGCGAGAAGCTGGCCGTCGTCGACACGGAGCACGGCTCGGCTAGCAAATACGCCGGGCTGTTTGAGTTTGACGTCTTGGAACTCGAGTCATTCCACCCACAAATGTACATAGATGCCATCGCGGCCGCCGAACAGGCCGGCTATGACGTGCTAATCATCGACTCCCTCAGCCACGCCTGGATGGGCAAGGACGGCGCGCTGGAACTCGTCGACAAGGCGGCCAAGCGCAGCTCGTCGGGTAACAGTTTCGCCGCGTGGCGCGACGTGACGCCGCTCCACAACAAGCTCATCGAGGCCATGTTGGCCGCCAAGCTACATCTGATCGTGACTATGCGCTCCAAGATGGAGTATGTCCAGGACAAGGACGATAAAGGGCGGACCGTGATCCGCAAGGTCGGACTGCAGCCCGTGCAGCGGGACGGTCTCGAGTATGAGTTCGACGTCGTGGCCGACCTGGACACCGACAACACATTGATCGTCGGCAAGACGCGATGTCCGCAATTGACCGGCGTGGTGCTGGCTAAGCCGGGCAAGGACATCGCGGGCATGCTCAAGGCATGGCTTGCCGACGGGGAAGAGCCGGCGGCGGCCAGGGCTCCGAAGGCAGCGCCCAAGGCGCAGGCCACCAAGCCCAAACAGCCACAGAGGGACGAGGCGCAGCCGGCCTCCGGCGGCAATGGAGCGGCCGCTGCGCCCCAGGCGGCTCTGATCACCGATGCTCAGCGCAAGAGGCTGTTTGCACTCGCAGACGAGCACGAAGTGGCGAACGAGGTCGTCCGCGACTATCTGCTCAGCAAGCACGGCCTGAAGTCGTCCAAGGAGCTCAACCGTGAGCAGTACGACGACGTATGCCGGTGGCTCCAGACTCAGGGCCGGATTGATGACGACATCGATATCGACATCGGAGAGGGCTTCCCAGACGATGGAGAGACGTTCGGAGACGGAGCCACTCTGCCGCTATAGGAGGCGCAGCATGAACCAGGTGTGTTTGATCGGAAGGCTCGGCCGAGATCCCGAGTTGAGAGTGACCCAGGGCGGCATGAGCGTCGCCAAGTTCAGCTTGGCCGTGCCGCGCCGGGATGAGGCGAAAAGCACGGATTGGTTCGACGTGACCTGCTTCGGCAAGACGGCTGAAGCGGTCGGCCAGTATCTGAAGAAGGGCGCGCAGGTAGGTATCTCAGGCCGCCTGCAGCAGGACAAGTGGACCACGCAGGACGGCCAGCAGAGGAGCCGGATCGTCGCGATAGCCGCTCAGGTGGACTTCCTCGCGCGGCCGGCGGAACAGGACAACGGCGGGGAGCCTGCCGAAGCCGACGACTCGGACGACGAACCATTCTAGTCTCCACCCCCGGCGCGGGGTGAGTATACGGTGCACAGGAGATCCAGGCGGGCCACGCCGGGCCCGCAATGGAGGACGATAGCAGATGCCAGTGTTCGAAGTGCGCCCCAGGTTCACAGTGACACCCATAACCGTGGTGGCCGATTCAGAGGACGACGCACGGGATGCTGCGGACAGAGTATTATCCGCGGCGGGCTCTTACAGCTCCTCTGATATGCGGGCGGCCGAGGTGAAGCGGCTGGGCGTTCTGCAAGCGCTCGAAGAGATCCAGAACGGCGATCTGGATGAGTTCACGGCCGAGATGGTGGGCGAGGTAATTGTGGCTGTCAACACACTCCAGGCCATGGTAACGAGCCTGGAACGTCGCAGCGCGAAGGCGTTTCTCGACGGCACGGCGGCCCGGGTATTGCTGGATACCGTCAAGGACTTCCTGGCGGGCATCTAGGCTGCGCCGGGCCCGCACCGCTGAATAACAATACACGACACGAATAAATGCCTGAAGGAGGGGTAGATGTGGATTGTGTTGTTTGTGGGACTCCCATCGAGAGTCTGTCTCATCCGCCGAGCCTGCCGAAGCAATTCTGCTCGTACGCCTGTATGGGGAAGCTCGGGCGAATGACACAGTTGGGGGCGCGTGAGGCTTTTACCCGGGACGTCACGCCTGAAGGGCCCATGATCCCAGAATCCGATGCAACCCAGGCTAGTTGCTCTGCGGCCACGACCGCCTTGGATACGGCGGTGGCTTCGCTGCTCTCTGCAATTGGCGTTCACTGCAAGCAGATTGCAGACTCATGTGATCGTGCCGCGGCTATGCTTGGCCATAATGCCGCGCCACCGGTGGCTGACATCGAGACCGCAGCAGCCACGCCGCTCCCAACGGAATCCCCGGCCATGACGGCTGAGGAGTTGCGCTCCAAGCTGAAATCCAAAGCAGACCAAGAACGACCCGCGCTAACGCCTTCCCCCACACCGGCACCCGCGATTGCCCAGCGGGGTGTTCTCTGGAACGGAAGCTCACAGGGCCTCATGAGGCTCTTACGCGACCTCGGCATGTCCCAGAGCGAACTGGCAGCGGCATGGGGAGTCAGTGCTTGCGCAGTGAGCACCTGGCGCTCAGGGCGCACCAGGGTGAATGATGCCATGCTGAGGCGGATCAACGATGTGATGCGTGAATGGCTGTTTCAGCGCGGTGACGACGGTCAGTTGCGCCTGATCAAGTGATAGACTCCGCCGGCGGCGCACGGCGAGAATAACAACCCGAGCGAAAACTGCTCCGCCAAGGGCAGCATCCTTCACGGCCCGCGCGCCGGCGGGCCACATGAACCGAGAGGTGAGTGCAATGCGAAATCGAGCCATGGCCCTAGCCACAGCGATAGTCAACCCGCCCCTGCGTCCGGTGGTGCAGCATCTGGAGGCGCGGCGGGCGGTGCTCAGCGAGACCGAGGACGCCGAGATGCAGGACGCCGCATACATGGCGGTCGAGGCAGCCGAGATGGATCTGAGGGCCCGCATCAGGGCCGCGCGACAGGCAGCCGGCAGACCGACGGTGAGCCTGGCGGAGGCGGAGGAGCTGCGGGCGAGACTGCTGACGGGAGGCGTGGCGTGATGGACGATCTGCATAGGCGGGTGCTTGCGGCCATCTCGGAAGCCCGCGGGAGGAACCGCGCGCTCCCGGCCAGCCATCTGGCCGCGGTCACTGGGTTGAGCAGACGCACGGTGCGCGCCGTGATCGCCGAACTCCGCCGGCAGGGCTACCCAATAGCCAGCGCGGTTAGCCAGCCCTACGGATTCTACGTGCCGGCGACGCCCGAGGAGGCGGAGGAGTGCCAGGCGCAGCTGTACTCGAGGATCCGGGAGCTCGGCATTACGGCGCGGGCGCTCGACAGGGCGTTTGGGCAGCACGTGCCGGGGAGGCAGATGGTGTTGGATTTGTTCGGCGGGGAGAGCGCGTGAGAGAGAACCAATCTGGAGGAGTGAACGATGCCTAACAGGTTTCTGAAGGAGTCGATAACAACCAGCGACACGCTGCCTCTGGTGAGCATGGAGGCCGAGGTGTTGTTCTATAGGCTGATCGTCAAAGTCGACGACTTCGGCCGATACCACGGCGAACCTCACCTGATTCTGGCGCAGGCGCTCTCCAACCGCATCGCGCAGGTCAGTCAGGACGACGTGGAGCACTGGCTGTCTGAGTTGGCAGCGGCAGGGCTCTTGCGACGATACCGGAGCAACGGGCGTCCGTATATCGAGCTGGCCACGTTCACCGAGCACAACTCGCCGCGTGCGGCTGCAAGCCGTTTTCCGGATCCCCCTGCAGATGATAACGACTGCGAGCAGGTGCAAACAGTTGCATGCAATTGCTCGCAGACGCAAGCAGATGCCAACCGATGCGAGCAACCGAAAGCAGATGCAAGCAAGTGTTCGCAGGGGCCAACAGATGCAAACGTTCGGGAGCAACCGAAAGCAAATGTCTCCGTATTCGATAAACGTATTCGTAGTACAGAGAGTGTACGCGCGCGCGCGCGCGAGGTCGCCGCTGACCCCGAAGTAACGGAGAAGTTCACTCGGTTCATGCAGACCTACCCCAAGAGGGCCGACGACGGCCAGGCCTGGGAAGAGTGGTGCGTCAACGTTGCCGTAGGCGCCAGTCCCGACAATATGATCAAGGCCGCGGGCCATTACGCCGCCATGACGCGGGAGCGCAAGACGATGCCCAGGTGGATTAAGAACCCCGCCACCTTCCTGCGCGAATCGTGGCACCGGTTCGTCGACGGCATCCCTGAGAATGAGAACGACAGAAGCGATCCGCGAGGCCGAGATCGGCCCGACGACGACGGCGCTGATGATGGCGAGTCCTCCCCGGTGCCCGGCTACGATGCGACCAGGAAATATCTCCAGGCCAAGATGAGCGGATAGAGGTGCGGAGCCATGGCAGACAGAGTCCCGCCATACGACAAAGAAGCCGAAGAAGCCGCCCTGGGTTCGGCCCTGCAGTCGAACGAGGCCGCCGACATGCTGATCGAGATCGTGCCAGGCGAAGAAGCGTTCTACTTCGAGCCGCACCGGATGGTCTATGCAGCTGTGTCCGCGCTAAGGCGAGAGAACAAACCCTGCGATCTTGTTACGCTGACGTCGACGCTCCGCGATGCAGGTAGGCTCGAACAGGTCGGCGGTGCCCACTTCATCAGCTACCTGGGAAATTCCGTGCCGACCGCCTCGCACGTGCGCCATTATGCGTCCATAGTGCGCGAAAAAGCCCTACTCCGCCGGGTGATTGCGATATGCACGAACGCTGTGACCAGCGCCTACGATGGAGATCTGGACTGCATAACAGCTCTGGAAGCGGAGCTGATGAACCTTCAGCGCGCGACGCCCATGGCAGAGGCAGAGCCATATCGCCAGGTGGTCAGCAGAGTAATGGACATCCTTGGCCAGCGCGTCCAGGCGCAGAGTCCGACAACAGGAGTGCCCACGGGGTTTGAGGAGTTGGACCGCATGACGTCGGGTCTCCAGCCAGGCGAACTAGCGATCATCGGGGCCAGGCCCAGCATGGGCAAGAGCGCGCTGGCTAGGGCCATTGCCGAGAATGCGGCCCAAAAGGGCCATCCTGTGTTGTTCGCTGCGCTTGAAGACACGCCTGAGAACATGGTGCAGAGGTCTTTGGCCGGCCGCGCCCAGGTCGACCTATGGAATTTGAGACAGGGACGAATCAACGATGGCGAGTGGCGCAAACTGGGCTACCAGCTAAACCGCCTGGCAGAACTGCCCGTCTGGCCGCTCGGGCCCAGCGGAGTGTCGATTCAGGCCATCAGACGGGCCATCCGAAAGGTGGTCGCGGCCGAGGGCAAGCTCGGACTGATCGTGGTGGACTATATCCAGCTGCTGACGCCTCCGCGGAGACGAGACAACCGCTATCTGGAGATCGCAGAGACCAGTCAGGCGCTCAAGACGATAGCACAGGAATACCGGGTGCCCATGTTGGCCGTAGCTCAGCTCAACAGGGGCGTTGAAGCCCGACGGAACAAGCGTCCGCAACTATCTGACTTGCGCGAAAGCGGCGCCCTAGAGCAGGACGGCGACCTAGTGATGCTGCTATACCGGGCTGACTACTACAGCACTAAGGCGAGGCCCGGCATCACTGAGTTGATCATAGCCAAGCAGAGAAATGGCCCGGTCGGCACAGTACACCTTTACTTCGACAGGACTACCACGCGTTTCCTTGAGATAGACAAGGACACGCCTCCTGAAGGGAGTGACGACGATGACGGCGACGATGACGGCGAATGAGCCGACCCGACGACTCCCCGCGCCCAAGCGCCGGCGTCTTGCGGCCGAGGAGTGCCGCGAGGCTTGTCGGGCATGGCGAAGGCTTGAGATAGGCGACCATGAGCTGCAGCATAGGGTTGCGGAGATATGCAAGAGATACGGGGTGAAATCGCGATGACAGACACGCAGACAGAGCAGCTCACCGGCCGCGCTCTCGACGCGGCGGTGGCCGAGCGCGTAATGGGGCTCAAAATCGCGCACCACGACTGGCCGTGCGGCAGGGACCCGGAGACCGGGACATACGTCGCAGCCCCGAGCCTGGAGGAGGCGCGGGAACTCTCGTGGCTCTATTACGAGCGCGGGCCAATCCAGGTATGCCCGAGGGGCTGCCGCGAACCCATCCCGTTCTACTCTCGCGACATCGCGGCCGCGTGGACGGTGCACCAGCGGATGCTCGATACCCAGCCGGGCGAATATGCGTTCGCCATTCAGCGTCTTGCCGGCCTGTGGGATCTGTGGGGTCGCACGTTGCAGGCGCTGAAGGCCATAACCCCTGAGCTCATTTGCCGGGCAGCGCTGGCGGCTGCGGGAGGGCGAGCCGATGGGTGAGTGCGTGCGGTGGGCGCCTGAGGAACTCGCCCTTCTGGCCGAGTGGTATCCCAGGCTCGGCCGTCGCGGCGCATCGGAGAAGCTTGCCGAGCATGGCTACAGTCGTACGCCGCGTGCGTGCGAGGGCCGAGCCTATGCCGAGCGCGCCCAAGGCGGCCGGCTGGTGTCTGGGCACCAGCATCGTCGCACATCCCGTCGCAGGCGCGCCGAGTTGAGAGCGTGCAACCCGGCGCCGTGTACCCCGGAGATGCAGGAGAAATTCGACGCCCTAGAGTTGTTGATCATGTCAACTTGGCGCTTGGCCGAGCGGAAGGGCTTGGACGTGAGCCTGCGCGACCTGGTTGATACGGGCCTGACGCTCTGCCAGTACCAGCCGAGCTTACTCGACGAGATCATCAAGCGACAGAGGAGGAGATCGGCATGACGGACCTCAGCCCAACGAGGCCGCTTACGCTCACCAGCATCGAGATCATCCACTGGTATGCGGCGCGCGGGTTCAGCCCGGCGCGGATTGCGCACGAGATCAACCGCCCCACACGAGTCGTGGGAGAGGTCTTGCGCGAGACGGTGCCGCCCAAGCCCGCGGAGCCCGACTGGTGGCCGAGGCGCGAGGCTGCGATCCGGGGACGGTTGCCCAGCTATATGACGGTGATGAAGGGGTTGACGGCATGACCGATATCCAGTGCGCCGGCTGCGGCTACTACCGGCCGCGGCACCCCTGGGCCACGCCCGAGTGCCAGCACGAGCTCTATAAGCGGCTGACCGCGCGCCAGCGCGAAGCGATAGAGACGGGCGAGCTCAAGTGCACGTGGCACACGAGCCGGGAGGCGGACAAGCCATGGCCCGCCGACCGCTGACCGATGAAGAGCGCTACCAGCGCCTGGCCGAGAAGCGCAATAGGAAGGCCGAGCAGGATCATCCCCTCTTTGCCCATGCTGGACTGCTGCATGAGGTGACGCATATCTGGACAGCCGAGGACGTGCGGCGGGAGTTCGAGGCGCATGCGGCCAAGCTGGAGCGGTGCAGCGAGGAGATGGCCCAGGATGCCGAGCGCCTTCGGCGGGAGTTTGCGGCGGTCGCGACGCCCGAAGAGCTTGCGAAGGCCGATGATTATTGGCAAGGTCGCGTGGAACGATGGGGGGACCTGGGCCCGGCGTATAGATGCGACTATTGGTGGCAGGCATTGCGCGATCTAGAGTTACGGGACATGCCGGTGCAGATCACGGGCTACGGATACCGGAATGCGTTTGGCCAGCTGGTCGTGGTCACCGACCTATACAGCGGCGGAGAGAAGTGGGTTTCGAGCGTGTGCGACCAGCGCAAAGGGATCTGGGAGCCATGGCTGCTAGGCTGCCGGGGAGGCTGGCCGACACGGGAGGAAGCGCAGGCAGAACTGGACCGGGCTGCGGAAGCGGCCGGATGGCGGAGAGAGGATGTTAACAGTCATGCCAATGTCGGGGAGATGTCCCGCGGATAGGCTGCCGGAGTGGGTGGAACGCGCGAAGATCGCGGCTGGCTGGATGATCGGTCTGCGGCCGCCGGTGACTACCTTTGGGCGTGACGTGTGGAGGTTGGTGGAGGTCGCATCCCAGATGGCCGACCTCCTGCCCGAGGCACTTCGCCGTTTTCGCCGCACCGAGGACTGCATCGGCGATGGAGATTGTCTGAGCTGCCCATATGCGACGGAGGACAACGGAGAGCAGTGCTTTGGACTCCGTCTGGCGAGGGCGTCCGAGATATGGAGGAACGGGGAGGCGGACAAGTCATGACCATATCCGAACTCATGGAGCAGGCTCACGAAACGGCAGTTAGCAAGGGTTGGTGGGACGAAGAAAGGAATTTCGCCGAGCAGGTAGCGCTGCAGCACTCCGAACTATCAGAGGCTCTGGAGGACTGGCGAGACGGACGCGACCTTACCGAGGTCTACTACCAGGGCGAGAAGCCCTGTGGCATCCCAGTCGAGTATGCCGACCTGCTCATCAGAGTGTTTGACACTTGTCAACGCTACGGGATCGATCTCGAGGCCGCCCTGCAGGTCAAGATGGCATACAACAAGACCCGGCCATGCAGGCATGGCGGCAAGCGAGCGTAGGGGAGGCGGACAAGCCATGGCCTGGTTATCGCTAGCGCTGATCGTAGCCATTGTCTTGCTCAATCGCCGCCCCGTATCCAACTGCCCGGGCTGCGCGTGGGCGGTGGACGGCCAGTGCGGACATCCTACAGCGTCCCAAGTGCCGGAGGCCGCGGAGATCCAGATGGGCGCTTGGAGATGCCCATGGCGGGAACTGGCGCCGAGACGTCAACCGACAGCGCTCGACGCCCTGGACACCTGCGAGCGGTGCGGGCGCTTGCCGCGGATAGAGAGTCGGGAGATCTACCGACAGGACCGGGAGGAGTATGCGGCGGTGTGTCCGGGGTGCGGGTGGCGTACCCAGTGGCACTGCAGCATCGAGGATAGCGTCGTGGCCTGGAACCGCAGGGAGCGCTTCTGGCCGGTCGATGGGAGAGAGGGGGCCGGTTCTCGTGGGATCGTGGCGTAGCTGGCTTTCTAGCTTATGGGGCTGGTACGACGGCTGGATCCGGGCTTTGTCCTGCCCTCGGTATCGTCCCCCGACCCGGCCGCGCCAGGCGCAGCCGTGGGAGCTGAGGAGCCCGGTGTCCAGTCTCAACCCGACCCCCGCCTGGCAGAGGTGCCCGCATAGGCACTGGGGTAGAGAGAGCCGGGATAGATGGCAGAGGGAGCGTGTTGCGTGATGGTGAGGCCAATGTATGTATACCTGGTGCGGCTGGACCAGACAGTCCGCTGCGAGTGCGGCCACAGACTGAACAAGCCCGCGGTGGCTATCGTGGACAACGAGGAGCACGCGCGGGAGCTGGAGCGGATGGGATATCAGAGGGTGCATCAGGAGGTCGAGGAGCATGACCGAGGTAGCGATGGATGCGGCGCCGGCAGTCGTTGAGCGGATCCCCACGGCGATAGTGCTGGAGCGCGTCCGGGGCGCCCAGGTGACGAGGATTACGGCGTGGGTAGCCCGGGTAGGCATAGGTCGCATGTCGGCTGCCGGCGGCTGTGAACTAGTCCATTACATTGTCCACGGTTCGACCGCCGGAGGAGCGCTGGACGCACTGAGGCGCGAGGTCGAACGAGGCGAGGAGGGGTGGACGTGGAGGTAATGATCAAGCGGGAGACTGCGCTAGAAGCGCGATGTATTATTAGCTTCTTGATAAACGAATGCAGAGAATCCGTCTCATGCGCCG